TGAGTTGAGTGTTGATTAAGTGTTTCCTGTACTCCAAAAAAAGCCCAGGTCCCGATGGCGACCATCGCGATCAGACTGGCAACCGTCTTCATTGGCATTTGTACGGATGCGGATTCAGAAATTTTTAGGGCCATAAATTACTTGTAGAAACCTTTAAAGATCCAGTTGACCCACTTGTTCCATAAACCTTTAACCCAATTCCAGGCTCTGCAACAAACGTTTTTACATTGTTCAATCATGTTTCTTCTCCTCAATTTCGTAAAAGAAGTCATCAGTGTCTGCTGTCTTCCATTTACTTGTGTTTTCTACGTTCCACTCAGATGTTTGCACTTTCCAATCAGGCACATTATTTTTAACAGTAAACGAAGGGATATCCCAAATACATCTATTGTTAGGTTGTGCTGCATAGTTCCCATCGTCCAGGGCTATGATGTGAGCACATTTGTGCTCGTGCGGTATCTCTGAATGATCCGTGTCTAATATATTACTTTCAGGGTGGGCAAAGTCAACCGTAAATAGGTATTTACCGTGGTGCCATTTCTTGTCTTTTCCTATGTATTTACCAGCTTGTGCTTCTAAAATATCCCAAGAATGCACAGCAGGATAATAACTAAAGCAATTCCAAAGCTGTAGCTCGTCAAGTCTACGTCTAGGAACTTCTTCTGGTTTAAAGCCTCTTTGAATGAATGCACATATCGGGAGACGATAGTAGACAGCTCCATTTTCCATAATACAATGAAAAAGGATACTACGCCCCGTAATAGCCGAAAGACCAAAGATAATACAGTCTTCAACTTCTCCATGATGTTTCTTAAGGTCATAGAGATACTCTCTCCTTATCTGTGCGTATTCCGGTGGTATGTTTGCGTTTAGATATGCCATAATTTAACCTCATTTGATACTGCCCCAATTATCTCCTTCTTCATAATCTACTTTGTTAGGAACTTCAAGAGTGACAGTTGACTCCATTATTTCTCTAATCTTCTCTGCTTCTTTTTTATTTTGTATAGATATATCTAATTCATCATGCACTTGTAGATGTGGTATGATACCCTCTGCGTGTAAATCTATCATAGCTTTCTTTGTCATGTCCGCTGCGGATCCTTGTATCAATCTGTTCAAAGCTTTGTATGTGTAAGCTCTTCTGATCCCTGGTCCGTGTTCCGTGAGCGCATCATCGTGAGGCAATGGTTTGTGAATACCAAACTGATTTGGTTCCCATAAATGAAACCTGCACAATCGACCCAACAACGTTCTTACTTTACCTTTACGCTGTGCTCTGCTCATCACTGCATCCATGAGCTGTTTAACAAAAGGCACCTTTGTATGATATTGTTTAAACAATCCATCAGCTTGGAGTTTGTTTACACCTAGCTCTGCCTGTAATTTATTTTTTCCCATACCATAGAAAAGACCCAAATTAATTGTTTTAGCTTGTGTTCTAGGTATACCGGCCATATCTGCTACGATCTTATGAAAATCTGCATCACCTTGTTTGTATGCATCTACGACATCTTCTACAGAATAAAATCCCTGTAATGCTGCGTAGTGAACCACAAGTCTTGGCTCTTGTTGATTGTAATCAAAGCAGCCCCACTTACAATTTTCTTCAGGTATAAATAAACTTCTGATCCGTGGTCCGAGATCTTTGTTCCTTGCAGGTATCTGCTGTAGGTTTGGATTGTTCATACTGAATCTACCTGTAACCGTACCTCCACTATCGCCACGTAGCTGATTAATCTCTGCATGTATTCTACCTTTGCCAGAGTATTTTAATATTGTATCCAAGAATGTTGTATGTGCTTTGTTTATCTCTCTTGCTTTTGCAATGGCTTGTACAATCTTGTGTGGATGATTAGATAAGAAGTTTTTAGTAAAGCTAGGTGCTTGTGTCTTCTCTGTTCTGTCGTATGGCAAACCTAGTTTATCAAATACCTTTGCAATAGATCTTGCTGCCCAGATCTGCACCTCTTGTCCTGTTTCAGCGTATACACCACCTAATAATCTTTTCTCCTCTTCAACCATTTTCTCTTTTTCCATGGCTGCTCTATCCACGTCTACACGAACACCTAAAAATCTCATGTCAACTAACACAGGAAATAGTTTAGTTTCCATTTCAAATATGTCCTCTATATCTTGGTGTGCTATTTCTTTTTTTAATTCTTGCCACAACTCCAATGTGAGTTGGGCGTCACGCTCCGCGTAAGCTCCAACGTACATGGCTGGTAGTTTATACATTTCTGCTTTTGGATCTACACCCCAAGACTTTGCAGCTTCGTATAACGCTGTTTCATCTTTACCTTTACCTACATAATCTCTACCACAATTATTTAAATCATATCTAAATCTATTCTCATCAACCAAAGACGCGGCTATCATTGTGTCTACAATCTTACCATTTACATTTAGTCCTAATGCTCTCAACCAACATACGTCGTACATTGCGTTATGAAATATTTTTGTTGATGGTAAGTTTAGTTGGTCTTGTAACCATTTAAGGACCATCTTACGATCCATATTACCACCACCTTCGTGTGCAATCGGGTAGTATGCACACCAATCAATCGTTGCTAAAGATATGCCAACTACATCACCAACACCTACAACAGAGCCAGAGCCCATTCTTTCGTTTAGGTTTGGATCTTTTGTTTCTAAGTCAACTGCGATCTCATCATACTTTGATAGATCAGGAAAATCTTGTGGTGGTATCCACTCTGTCTGTGGTTTAAATGTTATCTTCACTTTCTTCCTTCCATTTTCTGTATCCGTCTACCCAGTTTTCTAACTGTTCGGGCGTAGCATCTTGTAACTTCTTTTTCTCTAATTCGCAATAGTGAATTATCTTGTCGAGATCTTCAACTCCGTTTTTATGCATGTACCTGCAAACGTATTTTATAACACAGCCTTGAAAGAAGGTGAGATTATTTTTTGAAATAAACTCGTATGGCTGAATGTCAAAGTACATGTAGTGAGATCCACCTATCTGCTTGTTCTGTGGTTTGTCTTCATCAAACATATTTACATCTGTCATATTTTATATCCTTTATAATTATCTTTTGGTCTAACAACATGTAGATGTTCTTTGGCCCTTGTTGAGCCAACATAAAACAATCTATTCTCATCGTCAGGATTTTTTTCGTAGTTTATTTGTGTGTTTCTAGATAGGTCAGTTAGGAGCACTACGTTATCCTGCTCACCACCCTTCACTCCGTGTATCGTTGACAATGTAATACGTGGAGATGAATTTAATTTTTCACCGTTCTCTCTCATTCTTCTTATGTATCTAATACTTCTGCTAGGTGCTTGATCAAATGCTTCATACCAAACTTTGTCTGTCTTTAACCAAACTCTTTCTCTTAGTCCTGCCATGTCATAGTTTGCATCTTTGTTCATGTATTTCAAAGCCTGCTTTTCAAAATGATTTTGTGACATGTATGATGCTATTCTCTCTACTTGATCAAAATTAATACTCACACCTTTACGCACATTTTCCCAATCTGTTACAGCTTTGTACAAGTCTTGTTCCTTGTTTGTTTTATATTTGTTTTCATAATACAACCCTTGTGAGTAAAGTTGTTCTTCTAATTCGTTAAGCATAAATCTAGTTCTAGCTAACACTAGCCAATTACCTTGTTTCATGTTAATTTGTTTAAAGTCATCATAATATGAAAGTAAACCTCTTTGCGTTTTTGGTCTCCACTCTTTTGGTAATCTATGTTGTATTCTGTTTACTATCTTTGTTGCAACATCGTGAACAACCTGGGGTATTCGGTATGACTGTGTCAGCTGCACAATCTTTCCCGTCTGTGCTATAAAACTATCTACATCTGCACCAGCCCATCTAAATATTGCTTGGTCGTCATCACCTGCTATGTAAGTGTCTTGTGTTTTATCCCATATAGATTTTGCCATAGCCCATTGAGATCTAGATAAATCTTGTGCTTCGTCTATAAAAACTACATCAAATCGTGGAGATCTATCTGATTTAACAAACTCTGTAATCATGTCTGTAAAATCAATTAAGTTATAGTCTTTCTTGTATTGTTCTAAATCGTGTGCAAACTGTTTTAGTGTCTTGATATCTACTAATTGTGTGTGCTCTTGTTTATTGAATTGTTGTTCGGGTGTGATGCCACGTAGTTTTGCTAATTGTATAATACGTAGTATATCACTTTTAGTTGTAAATAATCCTGTGTGTTCATTCTCATACTCATGATAATCTACAATTAGATTTGCTTTCTTACCCAGATCTTCATAGTGTCTACGTTGCATGACTTCATCTTTACGTATACCAAGTCTTCTAAATGCTAGTGAGTGTAGTGTTCTAAAATATGGCAGGTCACCTTCACCAAGATTAAACTTAGACATGGCTCTGTCTCTTGCTTCGTATGCAGCTTTTTGTGTAAAAGAAAAATAACCTATCTTATCAGGATCAGTTTGTTTTAAATATTTATCGACTTCATTAAGTAATGT